CCCGCCAAGGTCAGAGGACTTCTTAATTGCGGTATCGCCTTCTACGGCATCAACCTGCTTTTGAACACCATCAATGGTGCCCTTTATTTCTGTCACAGCTGCACTAAGTGCACTGTGCTTTTCTGCCAACTCTGAAATTCTATCATCGACGCTCTTGCTGAAAGCTTCAACAGATGTTTTAATTTCTGTAACTTGTGCAGCATTTGCTTCTGTAGCTTTTGTGAGTGTCTCTGCGAAAAAGCCTTTGAGATCGCCTAACATTTTTGCAAAATCAGGTTCATCAACCATAACTTCTACTGTATCGGCTGCTTTTTCAACGTTGTCGGCAGAGGTATCTTCAGCTGTAACTTCTACGGCTTCCAATGATTTGTCAAAAAGATTGACATTTGAGTCATCGTTAGATTCTGCTACGACTTCCTCAACTTCTGGAGTAACTTCGGCTGGTGCTTCAACAATTGCTTCTGCAACTACTTCTGCATCATTACCTACATTAAGTTTTTCCATGTCATTACCTCCTTCTACGTTTGCCTGTTTTGCTAATTGTGTTTCAGGCAACGGTAATCTTGACTTCTTAAATGAAGCAAGAATTTTATCTATTTCTTTTGACTTGTTAATGTCTGAACTTTCTACCCAACCGATTAGCGCAGCTGGTTTTCCAGATATTGGTGAATCAAAAGTTTTTTCTGTAGACATAAACACTGAGTCGCTGTCTTCGCAATAAAAAATATTTTCTGTTACTACATTTGTAGCAAGGCCTTTGTAAATCATTTTTCCATTAACCTTTTCGATTGATAGAATGTTACATAGCTCATTTGCTGGTGAGTCAACGATTGAAAGTTCAACAAGATCATAGTCTTTAATAAATCTCACTGCTTCTCCTGTTGCTTTGTTAACTTCATTATCAGACTCTTTAATTTTTCCGCCAATTGAAAAACCAGAAAGAGTGCCGTCAAGAACTTTTTCCCAAGTATCTTGTGCACCCTTTGAAATGTATGAAGTTACATAAACGCCATTGTAAAAAGTTTGAGACTTTTGGTCATAGTATGTTTCTGGCTTAAATGAAACAACTTTACCAACTGCAATTGACTGATGCATCTCACGAAGATTTCCTCTGAAATTTTCAAAAGCTTTTACGCTTGCTTCTGCTGTGACTACATCGCCTGTCTGGTCAACATTATCTAATGTTGCAAAACCAGATACAGTTCTATTTTCTCGGTTGACCTTAGTAAACGGAATCGACAAATGTAGGTTGTCGCCATTACTAGACCAATGGCCTTTTTCAATGTTCATATGCTTAATTTTAGTGGTTTATCTACTATAACGCAAATAACAGTTGATTAAACTTATTTGACTTTTGGACCATCGCCTTTGGGGTTTCTGGCCTCTCCGCTTTTATCTGGGGCATTTGCGGACCTTTGCTGATCTCGCAATCTGTTCCCAGTAGACTTGGCATTTTGATCAGCCGCTTGCTGTGGCTTTAAATCTACCATTTTGTCCCCGCCGTCAACGGTTGTCATATTTTTTCTAATACGGACTTCGTTAGGGGTAATTACCTGCATTCTCAAATAGATTTCGTCAATACGGCTTTGAGTCTCTTCGTCTGTGAGACTGAGTTCGTTAAACTTTAATTGAACAACATCTGTTTTTTCTGCGATTAAATAATTTAATTTCTTTTCAAGTCTATCTTGCGCTGGGCGGCAAACCTGCTCTTTAAATGTTTTATCTGCATCTCTGGCAGCAGCTAAGTTAATTCCTTCTGGGATACCTATTTTGCTAATTGGAACACGATGAGCCAAAAGGATTTCATCTCTATTAGACTTACGATAGATATTAAATGAAGACTCTTGCTCTCCTGCTTCAATTGGCTCCATCTTAAATTCAGTCTTTGAGTCTGGGGTATCTGCTGGAAGCGGGATATATAATGATCTGTGGTTCTTACCCTTTAATCCAACCTGGAAAAATTCAAGAAGTTTTCTTTCTGACTCTGGTGAAAGCTTTGCTCCCTTTACTGTAATAATATATCTTGGGACCGCCTTATTTTCAAAGTAGTCTAAGTTATATCTTCCAGCAAATTCATTTCCTGCTAGTGCTTGCTGGGCTGCAATAATGTCTGGGACTCCATAGTAGTTATTCATTGGAGTGTATTTCTTTAAGTGAATAATTTCATTTGGTCGATCTTCTTGTCCTGCAATTGGGCTTGGGGTTTCTAGGTCTCCAAAGTTACGGAAGAACACAGCCTTGCCATAAAGTAACTGTATGAATCCGTCACGGAATCTGCGGACACGCATTGTTTTAGCTGGTATATGGCCGATGTAGCCGATGTCTCCTGCTGTTGTACGTCCTACCTCTATGTAGCCATTTCCAGTTGCCTCAAGGTCTGTGTAGGCCTTTATAAGGGTTTCCGTAAAAGACTCTTCTTCATTACAATCATCAAGCCATTTGTCTAGCTGTGTTTTAATTCTATCAATTTTTGCACGGGCTCTATCTAATTGCTTGTCATCATTAATAGCATCCATTGCGTCTTTAGCCTTTGATGTTTCTGCAAACATATATCCAAGACCAACAATATTTGAAACTTTTGCATTAATTGCTGCATAGTTGTATGTTGAAACTTCATAAATTTTTGATAGGTACTCTAAATTATAAGTTGGCTCTACGAGATCAAATAATGCATACCCGCTAATTGCTTGCTGCAAAAGGTTTTGCTGTGTACCAACGCCAGAAGTTCCTACAAAAGCTTTTGAAAAATCACGGTTAATTTTACGTTTAAAATTTGTTCCAAGGCCTCTTAATTTTTTAATCTCATCTAGGCCTATCTTGAATGGATCTTCGTGCTCTTCTGATTTTTGAAAATGAAACCAGTCTGAGGTATTTGATATATCGATAGTGTTTCCATTATCAATCTCGTCTTCTAAAATTCTACTTTTCGTGTCATTGTACTTTACCGCCTCTTAGTACTGCGTCTTTATAGACTCCGATATCATATGGGTCTGGTGGGAGTCCCCACTTAAGTCTTTGTTCTTGCTCTGCAAGCTCTTCGTCATTAATTTTTCTGCGGCCAGATAGGAACTTGGGTTGGCCTTCGTCAATACCATATGAGCGAACTTCTCTAGCCAAAGCATCGATTCTGGATCTATTGCCTTTGATTGACGTGATCGAAAGAAAATTCCCATCGTCATCTCCAATCCATCTGCCATCTGGCATTTCCCAGACATAGATTCCTAGGGTTGTCTCTTCAACAATTCTCGTATTTTTCTTTAAGATATCCATAGACCATAATCATACCATTATCTGGTGCCAAAGTCCATATTTTGTAACAGATAGTACACTAAATTACAATATTTGAACTAGCAAATTCAATAGAGTAAACCGAGTAAGGGGTTAAGTCATTCCCTGATGTAGATTCTGCTATGGAGAGCTGTTCCGAGCCAACAGAATTTGACCAATTGCCAATATAATAGTTATAATGCCTTAATATTTGTCCAGATGTCAATACTGACGGGTAGATGGCTATATTGTTATACTTGGATCCTACCCCATATACAGTCCCGCCAACATTCTGATTGATTTTAATTATGCCAGAAGTGGCACTTGATAGGGTGATGACTATGTGATGTGGAAACCCAACCGTAAAGCAATTTGAGACATTTGTCTGGCTTGTCACATTTTGTCCGTTTACATATATTTCAGACACTCCGCTTTTATTTATAGTGCCATCAGGTGACCATTCAAATATCTTAGATCCATTTGAGAATAAAACATTTCTGCCAGAGCCAGGGGTATATATCATTTCAATGCTTCTTGTTGCTACTGTAGAGTCTACATTAAACCCGCCAATATCATGCATGGAGAGCCCATTGTTTTTGTTATAAGACAGGATTCTTTCGTTATATCTAGACAGGTCATAGTCTTGATCTGAATATATTCTATCTCCAGAATTGTCTGCATAGTAGTCTAAGTTATTAAAGAAATCAATTGAAAGAGATTCAATTTTTGGAATGTCAAAAGACGTGTCGTCAGATGACATTGTTGTTTTGATATATACACGCTCATTTGTTGTTAAATCATTTTTGCTGAAGTAGGGCAAAGACTTGTTGTTTTGACAAGGCTGCCAATCAGTAAGGCCATCTAAACTAATTTCAACAGATATGTTGTCGTAGTCTGGGGAGTAGGTTAGCTGTGAGCTATTTATTCCAATTCCTGAAGGCACTAATATTTCTTGTGTAAAGCTAAAGCTGGCTGACTGGGCTGTATCTGTTTTTGCAAATGTTATGTAGTCGTGGTCTATAGACAGTATGGCATCGCCACTGGTTAATTCTGACCATTTGATTGCAGATGGATAGTAGTACTGTTTAACTGGCATTATTTTTGAATGATTTAGCGTGAACAAAACTCCGCCGTCTGGCTCTACTATTTGCAAATGATTTAGCTCATATGAACCAGAGTCATAATGATTTTGTATTTTGCTTTCTGATAAGGCATATCTATAGAATGCAACACAATCTATCACAAATGGCTCGACTTCATCCGATGGTCCAGACATAAAAGAAACTGTCTGGCTATCAAAAGGATACTCTTCTGAGACACTCTTTGTTGATTTATTGATTCCATTTACATATAACAAAATTGAAGATCCGTTATACACCGCAGATATATACGATGCAGAAGTTTTTTCTATTTTAGCTATTGCAATTGCCGACCCTATATAAAATAATACGTTGCCGTCTTTATAGGTTAGTCCAATTAAATTAGATGTATCGAATGCCAATGGTATTTCATTTGTAGAATTTTGTGGTGGCTTAAACCAGAAGTCTATAGAAAATGGATTATTCTTATATATAGACGTTGCCATTCCTGGCGTATCATATATTATTTTTGTATCTGAGTTCATCTTAGTTCCAGATATAGATCCTGGCACAAGTGGCATTAGTATTGAATTTGATGAGTTAAATGAGACTCCGTTGTTGCCGCTTCCTGAATAGTCATAAACTACTGCTCCGCCTAAGTTTGCATAAGATATGCCATTATCTCTTAAGTCTGCGTATGTGGAGTATTGAGTTCTAAGTGCATCGTAGGATACTGTTGTTCCAGATATAACTTCGTCTAGCAGGTAGAATGATGTTGGGTGGTCATTTAAGACTACGCTTTTGTATGACATCCCGAACCTACTTTTCTTCTAGTAATTTTACTCTTGCTGTAAGTTCTTGGACTGCTTTAATTAGTGGAGAAATAAATTCTTCGTATCTTAATGCTTGCTGTCCTTCTGGGTCATTCACATCAGAAATTACCCAACCGCCAAAGTCTGCAATGTTAGCTTCATCTAATACAGACTTAACCTGTTGTGCAATTAATCCGTAATGTGTTCTGTCCCCGTCAATTTTATTATACTTAACTGGGCTAAGATTATTGATGAAACTTAATCCTAAATCTGATGCCGCTACATTCTCTTTTGTTCTTTCGTCAGAAATTACTGTTGCTGCTGTATTTAAATATATATTTTTCCAAGCTCTTGTAACGTTATCTGGGCCAGAGTTAATAGGTCCTAGTAGGCCTAAAGAAAATGAATTTGTTACGAATGGATACCACGATGAGTTTACTCCAGTTGATGAAGTTGCTGTTGTTTGCAAAGCAATTCTTGTTGCAATCGGATCTATAACTGCATTTGATCCTGCTGGGCCTGCTGGGCCCTGTATGCCTTGTGCGCCATCTGCTCCACGAGGAATAGTAAAGTTTAATAGGACATCACTTGAAGTTCCAGTATTTGTAACTGTGGCACTAGTTCCTGCTGCTGAAGTTGTTGTTGAGTTTACTGTTATCGTTGCCGCTGCGTCTCCTTTTGGTCCAGGCGCTCCAGTTGTTCCAGTTGTTCCTGTGTCACCTTTTGGCAAAACTAAATTTAAAACTTGAGACGGAGATGTACCAGTTATAGTTGCAGATGCTGTTACTCCTGGTGTGACTGTTCCAATAGATAAAACATTAGACGGTCCAGGGCCTCCTAAAATTCCATCTTGTCCTCTTGGAATGTTAAAAATTAAAGATTGTGATGGGGATGTTCCAGTAATCGTTACAGATGCATTTTGGCCAGCACTGAGTGTATTTGTTTCAGATACAGTTAAAACATTTGATGGGCCAGTTAATCCTTGCGGACCAGGATGTGCTGCTATGTATGTTGCAATATCTTCGCCTAAAATACCAAGATCCCTAGGTACATCGGGTGAATCCGAGTAACTTGGGAAGTGCCATCCATTAACGCCTACTGTTGCCATTTTTTAATTATACCACCTATGAAATTATCTTACTTCTTTTAAACATGAATGCTGGGCACATATACTTATTGCCAGAAACAAGTGGAGTTGAGGCATGAAAATATGGTTTTACTGAAGGGAATATGACAAGACTGCCAGCCTCTGGCTTAATCTTTATGTTTTGTTCTGGGAATGCCAAGTCGCCTCCAACATAGTCATCGTTTAAATAAAGAACAATTGAGGCAGTTAGTCTTGCCTCATCGTCATCTTCTTCACAATCTATGTGGGGCCCCATTTGGGCTGGTGGGAAATACTTTCTTATTGAAACTTCGTTTGGTAAAAACCCTAAGTCTTTATTTAAGGATTCGGAATAGTCTGCTACGCACAAATTAATTGCATTAAGTATTGTAGATACAATCAAAGCATATCTTTTATCTACATCGTTGTTGGGCTGTGGGGCAGTGAACGCACCAGACTTATATTCTCCAAAAATGTCATCTGGGTCATTGCTTGATGTCCATCTCATCCATTTTGTTAAATGAGCATTTTCTTGAGATAGACTGTCTAGCCTTTCGATCTCTTTTACAAACTCGTTTGGGTTGGCAATAACATTTTTATAATAATAAATGTTGTTATCAAGAAGCTCTTTTATCATTCTCTACCTTCTGGCATTACTGGTTTGCCTTCTGGTGTTGCCCACTTTTTATAAATCTTTTCTTGTTCTGCTCTTACTGCCTTTAATTCTGTTGCCCAAGCTTCTCTCTGCTCTTCAGTATATTCTATGCTAGCATCATCCCAAAATGAACCGATTGTATATCTTATGCCACCCTTTACTGTAGTAACCATATGCTCTCGTGTATGTCCACCAGCAAATATTGCAGTTAGACCAACCTTTGGCTTTATGTCGATATCGCTATCTTTAAACTTTAGGTGACCACCTTCAAAATCATCATTTAAATAAATAAATACCGCATACTTACTTCTTTCAAATGCTGTGGGGTTCCCAAGTTCATCTGAGTTGTCGGAATGATAGTCTGCAAAAGCGCCCTCAACCCATCTCTGTGCATGGTAGCTAACTTCAGAAACTTCAAACCCTAAAAGCTCTTCAGTCTTTGCTTTTATTTTTTCTTTGAGCTGATTAAAGAAATCTTCTGGCAAACCAAAAAGTTTTAAATTAGGGTCTGAAGGCCAGTATCCCATAGCTTCTGATCCGTAAAATGATATCTCATTCCACTTTAATATCTTGTTTTCAACCAAAAAATCAAAATAATTTATAATAGCAGAGCAGGTTTTTTGATCTACAAAATTTTCTACTATAAAGAATTCATCTCTTATTTTTGGAATTGGCATGTCAGTATCCTAAATTCTTTCTTTCAGAATATCTCATGTTTGCTGGGTTTTCTCTTTCAATTCTTTTTTGCTCCATCTTGGCCCATGTATAAGCTCCATAGTGCTTTTGATTTGCAATCCATTGTGGGTGACCATCATAATAGTATTGGATAAAGTTTCTTATAAAGAACTTGTTGCCATTTCTAATTGTTCTTACTCCATGGAAATAAGGATCTTGTGAAGGGAATACAAGGATGTCTCCAGCTTTTGGCTTATGAGGGAAGTATTCTTCTCCTACATAAAACTCAATATCTCCACCCTCATAATCATCATTGATGTATGTTGTACATGTAAGCAAAAACTTTGGACCAGGCATATCTCTTTCTGAAATAATAAAGTCTGTGTGGTACTGCATTGACATTTCATTGCCCATTGTATCAACATTTGCATCATATTTTGAAAAAGATGATGTCATCAGTTTAGCTGATTCTGGCAACACAATCCCGTATGTCTTTTTATAATCCTCGATGGCAGTATTATAAGCCTCATAGACTCTATCTGAAAGCATCTTCTCTTCATCATATCTTGGGCCAAATTCTCTAGGCTCATCCTCATTATGTTTTTGCTGAGAGTACGTTCCAAATATTGACCATTCGTCCCAATTTCTTAAATAGTATCTGCCTTCTGCATCGTGATCTGACTCTTTCATGATTCTATAAAGCTCGTCAGCATCTGGGAGAAGCCCTTGGTATATTCTTACATTTGGCAAAAGCTCAAAAGATGTATACTCGTAGTTATTTGTCATTGTCTACTCTACCTAATCTAGTTATTGTCCAAAAGAATGGTGCGGTATATCTTGTTCCGCTTGTTACTTTTGTTACCCCATGAATATAGTTCTTATCTCCTGGGAAAAAATATGCAGCCCTTGGCTTTGGCTTAAATTTTATATTTTGCAATGGAAAGAATAGCTCTCCGCCTTCGTAATCATCGTTCAGATAGAATACGGTTCCTATGTCATACCAAGGAAACTCATTCTCTGTTCCCGCATCTGGGCCTTCGTGTAGCTCTTTATCTGCATGTGGGAATTGCATTGCTCCTACTGGCCATCTTACTATGGCTGCGTCAGTTGGTGAAACTTCAACATCAAACTTTTCTCTAATATGCGGAGTCATTCTTTTTATAACAAGGTTTAATATTCTAACAACTTCTGGGTCAGCTTTCATCAAAGAGTCTTTGGTTGCAACTCTATCTTCCCATACTCGGTGGTCATAAATAATATTTCCGTTTTCATTCCACTGTGATTCTGTAACATCCCAAATTTTATTGTTTCTTGCAAAATTTAAAAGATATTCTTGTTCTTCTAGCGTAACCATGTCTTCTAGCTCTACTACATTATCTGGGGAGTTACCGAAATGACCAGATGGGGTAATTGACATTCTTGCAAACCTAGCTCTTTTTGTATATTCCATTTTTCACCTATTCATATTTCTTTAAAGACCTGACGTTGAGCTTATACGCTCCACCATCTTTTGTTCTAAACTTTTTTGCCTGCTGGTTGTGCCTTTTTTCTATTTCATCTTTAGAATAGAATTTCTTTTCCATCTTCCAGTCTTCTCTTTTGTATGGTATTAATTGCATGTAAGGTGTTCCTGCTGGAATAGTGCCTTCAAAATCTTTTTTAAGAAAAAATGGCATTAGGCCAGGAGTATCCATCTTATCATTATCTATTATAGCAGAAGTGGTAATAAATGGTAAATCAAATCTATTTATTGGATGAATGTACATTACGCTATATCCATCTGGCACGGATGGTGCCCAGTTTGGGTACCAATGAAAATGATAGTCATCGCATCCAATTGGTGTTGGGAAACTTTTCATTGGCTGTCTCACTCCTATAAAATCCTCATAGCCAGCTTCCGTTTTTACAAAAGTAGTTCCATCTGTATTCTTTTTAAAAGTTATATTACATGGTGTTACGTAAACATATCCGCTTATAAATATATCAAGTAGTCCTGGGCATGATCTAAATGTTCTTACTGGACCGCCCTCTGTATTTAAATATGGCTCCTGGGTATTTGGGTCAATTTCAAATTTTGGAGCATCCTTAAACCATTCTGGCATTAAAGATTTTGTAGTTTGCGGGGCATACGAATCAGAAATAATGTTGTATAGTCTATTAGAATGAAATGTTATTTTATTTGTCATTTACCCGTAGCCTCAAAGTCTTGGTCTCGTGTTCACCGACAACTTTTCCCTTATGATCAGTTGCGTTCCTATAGAAACCCGCCCACTTGCCAGACTGATTAATCTTATCTACTGTCATTCCGTATTCTCTTCCATCGTAGGCCGATCCGACATAGCCCTTGCCATCATAAAGATCTACCTCATATCCATTAATTTCTTTTAGTGATATTGGAAGTATTACGGCAACTGGTGTGCCAGCTTTTACGGTTATAACTTTTCCTGGTGAGGTGACTCTCCATACAACTGGAACTTCTCCAGAAAAAATGATGTTGTTAATAAAGTTGTAAATGCTTGTGCTCCATCTATAAAAAAGTTGGGGGCTGGCATTGTTAGAATTGTTGTGTTCTTATCAGTCTTAAATGTAAGTCCAGTTATAAAGCTTATTGTTGCATTAGACCTATTTGTATGAACATATTTTTCTCCAGAAAGTACTTTAATGTGTATGGGCTGGCTGTCTGATATTCCGTCCCAAATAAAAGAAATGTCTTCTGGGAAGGATATTCCCCATCCTAAAGTATTAGATAGACTGACTGGGAAACAGTTATATGCATGTCTGTCTGCAGTCTCATCCATCCATTCTCTATTTACTTTTATTTGTTCTATTTTTGCTGGATTGTCGCCAGTCTTAAAAACATTTATTTTACGCATATCCATCTGTATACTTTTTCTCTATCTCTCGATATGCTGGTGTGTGTGGTGCTTCTAGGTAATCAAGCATTGTTACTATAGAATACTTTGTTCCGCTTGTTACTGGAAGTGAGGCGTGAGAGAATAAGTATGAAGAAGGGAATAGATAAAGGTCTCCTGCCTGTGGCTTTATTTTTAAATTAAACTTATCAAAAAACAACTCCCCGCCTTCGTAATCGTCGTTAATATACCCGACTGAAGATAGAACACAGATATAGGAGTATCCGTGGTCAGAGTGTACTTGAAAATGCTGCCCTGGTCCGTATTTAACAAAGTTAAAAGACTCCCAGTAATTTAGTGGTGCAAGGTTAAATTTTTGTCTATAGTCTTCTACTGGGCCTAGCTGTGCATCTTTAGCATTTTCCCATATTGATTCTAGCTTAATTTGATCTGCGCTTTTGCCATCATCGTCCTGCTTGTTTTTCTTAATTTTAAAATCAAATGCGTCTCTATACTTTAAATCACTCAAAGCATAACCAGTTGTGGCCTGCTTCCATTTATAAGTTGCATGTGGTGAGTCTGAGTATCCAACACCTTCGGCATCTGGGTCTCTGGATAAACATTCTTCAAGCCTATTAATCAAATCCATTTCTTTTGGAAATACATTTCTATATACAAGAACTCCTGGCGCTAACATTTCTGGCTGATTCATACTACCCTCCCATATTCAATTTACTTTTGTTTTTTAGTCTAACAAAGCTGTCAAACTCATCTCCGTGAGAATTATCATTATAATCTGTCATTGTTACTACAGAGTATTTTATGCCATCAGAAACTGGCATGGCTGCGTGTGAAAATAAATATGTTGAAGGAAATATATAAAGGTCTCCAGCTTTAGGTTTAATTTGTAAACCAAGTTTTGGGAAAACAATCTCTCCACCAACATAGTTATCGTTTATATAGCCAACTAATGAAACTGTTGATACGTAAGAAAACCCATGGTCCGCATGCTCTTTGAAATAATTGCCTGGGCCATACTTAATAAAGTTCATTTTTTCCCAGAAATTCATTTGTATGCTATACATATTGCAATAGTCTTGAAGGGCTGGATTTTGTGCGTCATATGAGTCTTGCCATATCTTTTCAAATACAATCTGATGCTTATCTTTTTCTGGAAAACTTGTCTTTTCAATTTTAAAATCAAAACAGTCCCTATAGTCTATAGATTTCTTACTCCCGCCAACAGTTGCTCGTTGCCATCTGTATCCGCTAGACAAAGAAAGCTCTTCCTCTAGTCTTTGGGAAAGATTTAAATCTTTTTTAATTACATCTCTGTAAACCCAAAGTCCAGGGAAAAGCTGTTCTTTTGAAGACCATGTCTCCGATAAATCATTTTGCATTTCTGCCATTAAGCCTATCATTTATTCATTATGACATTTAAGTATATAAATGTCAATTATTAAAATAAATAGCTTTTGTATATTAGATCTTTAAATTGTGTAGCAGAATTCCATCTGCAACGAACCAGTCTTGTGGTTCTGTATTTAATCTATATACTGTTGCTACTCCATCAACCATTGTGATTGATTCGATTAGCTCGTCTGTAAGAGATCCGTCTTCATTTACATGAACAAGGTAGTCTCCTTCAACGATATCTGCTGAAACTTGAACCTGGTACATGCCTTCTCTTTTAATGAATACATGCTGTACTAGAGATACTTTCTTTGACTCGTTGCCATTGAAATACATTACCTGCGGTACAATTTTACCAATTTTTGAAGTTACTGTTGCTTCAACATTTCCTGAAGAAACTAGGCTGTCTGAATTCCATAGTGCTAGATCAAACTCTGACTCTTCTTGTGAGCCAACTAGTGGGATTCCAGCCAAATCTACTGAGACAATTGTGTCTCCAACTGCTAGATCTTTAATAGATTTCATTCCTGTTGTTGTTTTAATAAGTGTGTTTTCTTCTATGCATCCGCCAAAACCTGGAGGAGAGAAGAACCCTGGTGGTGCAAAGAATCCTGGAGGACCGAAGAACCCTGGTGGTGCAAAGAATCCTGGAGGACCGAAGAACCCTGGTGGGGAAAAGAACCCTGGAGGTGCAAAGAACCCTGGTGGGGAAAAGAACCCTGGTGGGGAAAAGAACCCTGGAGGTGCAAAGAACCCTGGTGGGGAAAAGAACCCTGGTGGGGAGAAGAAGCTTGGTGGTGAGAAGAATGTAGTTATGCTATTAGATGCACCTGAAGTCTGTCCTGAACCAATTGCATTTGTTGCATATACTGTGTAGGTCTGAGCAGTTCCTTGCTCTTGTGATACTGAAACTGATGTAGAGGTTGTATTACCAGTCTTTCCATCAGATGATGCCCAGTAATAAGCACCTAGTGCTGATCCTCCGTTTGCTGGAGTAGACCATGAAACTACGTCCGTTCCTGCTGAAGATGATGAAGCCGAAACTCCTGTTACTTGAGCTGGAACAGTAGTAGGTGTTGTAGCACCTGAAGTAGTAGTAAGACCATTGCCAACTGCATTAGATGGAGTTATTGTAAATGTATATGATGTTCCACCTGCAAGACCAGTAAAGGACATTGAGGTAGAAGCTGTTGTTTGTGTTGTTGTTGCTGGATTTGACACTATTGTATATAGTGTTGCTGCTGGTGAATCGGATGGAAGCGTCCAAGCTAGGTTCGCTGAACCGTTATTGAACGCCCCTCCATTAACACCAGTGGCAGTAAATCCAGTGACTGCCTTTGGCTCTAGGAAGTTATCCTGAGCTGAAGACTTAATACCGATTTTCTTATTTGCCATTTTTTATCTCCTATTATTTTTAATCTAATTAAGCTGACAGATCGCCAACAAGTACCCAAGTATTTGCTGCTCTCTTTATTAATGTTGCTGATGACCACTGTGCACGAAGCTTTAGTCCTGGAGTTGCATTTACTGTAACTCCACCTGCTGCTGCGATGTCTACTGCACCTGCTCCGACTCTGAGAACATCTAGTGATGTACCGACTGGGAATGCAACTGCTGCATCTGTTGGGATTGTAACTGTTGTTGCTCCTGCTGCGTTCATCTCAATCATTGAGTCTTTTTCGTTAATTGATGAAAGTGTGTAGCTTGCTGTCTTCTGTGAAATTGGTGTAGCTGATGGGACCTTGCCTGCAAGTGCTGTTGTTACAGTAGTTGCATAGTTTGCATCGTCTCCAAGAGCTGCAGCTAATTCATCAAGTGTATTTAATGCTGCTGGCGCTGATGCGATAACTGCATTTACCTGCGCTGTTGCATCTGCAATAGCTTCTGATTTAGCAGTTGCAATTGCTGTAGCCTGTGCTGTAGACACTGGCTTTGCTGTATCTGCTGTGTTATCAACATTTCCAAGACCTAGTGTTGTTGCTGTAACTGCTGCAACTTCTGACTTAAGTGCTAGAAGCGATGTATCTGAAATTCCGTGAACATTTGTTGTATCAGCGTTGTGGTCTGATACCTTTGTATCTGCTGCAGAGGCTGCTGCAGCAATTGCTGCAGACTGTGCATTTGAAGCCTTAGTTGTAGCGTCTGCTGCTGCTGCTGTAATTGCACCAGCTACAGCTGTGTCTGCTGCTGCTCCTGCTGCGGCGATTGCTTCTGTTTTAGCAATTGCAGTTGTATTTGCTGCTGATGTGATAGCTGCTGCTTGAGCTGCTGCTGCCTTAGTTGTGGCATCTGCTGCTGCAGTTGTTGTTGCTGCATTGGCCTTAGTTGTGGCATCTGTTGCTGCTGCAGAAATTGCTGCTGCTTGAGCGGCATCTGCCTTTGTAGTAGCATCTGCTGCTGCGGTTGTAATAGCACCTGAAACTGCAGTCGTACGATCTGAAATTAAATCGTAGTCAGCAATTATTGCACCTGCTGGGATTGTTACTACTCCAGTAAATGTTGGTGAAGCAATTGGAGCCTTTGTAGCCAAACTGTTTGTTACAGTTGTTGAAAAGTTTGCATCTGATCCTAGTGCATTTGAAAGCTCTAGAAGAGTGTCTAGCGCACCTGGTGCGCTGTTAACAATGTTTGAAAGCTGTGTTGCAACATATCCTTGGTTAGCTACCGCTGTAGGTGAGCTTGAAAAATCAAGACTCATAGCTCCAGTTGTAGAGTTATAGTTAATACCATTACCAGAAACGCTTATCTTATTTCTTACTGATGCGTCGCTAATTTGAACTGCTGGGATTGTGGCAGTTGAATCAAGTGAAGCAACTCCGTAAGCAATTCCCTTATCTGACTCTGGAACATATGTTGCGTCTGATGTGCTTTGAAGTCCTGCTACACCTGCTGCTACAGCTGTTGATATAGCTGATGCTACGTATGTCTTGTTTGCCCATACTGTATCATCAATTGCTACTGTAATTGTGTTGGCACCGTCATTATATGTCTTTGTGAGACCTGTTCCAACTGTAAGCGCTGTGTTAATTGCATCTTGTGCAATCTCTGTAACGCCAGGTGTATCTGATGCACCGTATGAAAGTGTGCTCCAAGCTCCTGTGCCGTTACCAAATTTAAACTTGTTTGTATCTGATTCGTAACCCATTTCTCCTGCTGCTAGTATTGGGTTAACTGAGGTCCAGTCTGCTGCGACGCCTCTTCTTACTTGAATTCTTACTGTTGACATTATGCCACCCCTTATTTTATATTATTTGTAAATTATACCACTGAGCCCATTACAATTAAGCATTAATTGTGCTGGAGTCAAAGGATAGATCGTATGAAGTTGTTGAAGGGGTTCCGCCGTCAGCGAATTTAGTCGCTGTTGTTACAACCCCGTTTGCCTGAACTGTATAGACTGGATTGCCATCGTAATCGATTGCTAGTCCAATATCCATAAAGCTAATTGCTCCAGATGTATCTACTACATCTGTTGTATGTGCTAAAGAGACCCAAGCTCCATTAATCTGAACCTGTAGTCTCCCTGTTGTTTCATCAAATGCTATCGGGGCGGTGCCTAATACAATATTAGAATCAAACGTAGCTGTACCAGCCACATTTAATCCATTCTTTATTCTAAAATTCTTATTTACTGTTGCCATTTAAGTTCACTTATCCCCTAATTGTTTTATTGTGGGGGATTTTTAAGGAATCCCCCAAAACCTTTATTTAATTATTTAATTAATGTTCCAGATACTTTAACTGTTGAGTTATTTACTGGAGTTACCTTTACAAGAACATCTGCACCAGATACTTCTGCTGTAATTGTTCCTCTTGATCCATTAGTTCCGACAATTGCATATTCTGTAATTGCTACGTTATCTGATGCATCTAGTGTTAATAGGATTTCTGATATTTCATTGTGTGTTGCATTATCAATCTTAACAAGTAGCTTAGCTGAACGGTAGTCAGCCTTTGCCCACTGGTAAGCTGTTCCAGCAACTGATGCTGTTCCAGATGATGAAGCTGCAATTTGCTTTGCTTGATCATTTACGTTTAATGCTGTAAATGCTGTTGTTCCAGCTTGCTGAGCTGTGTTAGCAGCTGCTGCTGTGGCTTCTGCTGCTGCTTGAGCGGCGTTGGCCTTGCTTGTTGCATCTGCTGCTGCAGTTGAAACTGAGGCTGCATCGCCTGATACTCTAAGGGCTGCTTCTGCGGCTACCTTAGATGTTGCATCTGCTGATGCAGTTGCTTCTGCTGCAGTCTTTGCAGTTGCAATTGCTGTTGTAACATCAGCTGAGTTAGCCTTTGTTCCAAGAGCTGTTGTAATAGTTGTTGTGTAATTAGCATCATCATTAATTGCTGCTGCTAATTCATTTAATGTATTAAGAAGTGCTGGTGCACCGTCTACCAATGAATCTACTGCAGTTGAAATTGCTGTATTACGGTTTGAAACCTCTGTTGAGATTGCAGATGAAAGTGCTGCTGCTGCAGTTGCTTCCGCTCCTGACTTAGCTGCGTTAGCCTTAGTTGTGGCATCTGCTGCTGCTGCAGAGATTGCTGCTGCTTGAGCGGCATCTGCCTTAGATGTTGCATCTGCTGCTGCAGTTGAAACTGAGGCTGCGTCGCCTGATACTCTAAGCGCTGCTTCTGCGGCTACCTTAGTTGTTGCATCTGTTGCGGCTGCTGAAATTGCAGATGATGCTGCGGTGTTTGCTTTGCTTGTTGCATCTGCTGATGCAGTTGCTTCTGCTGCAGTCTGTGCAGCTGCTGCTGCGCCTGCTGCATCAAATACGCCAGACTTTACGGATAGCTTGCCTGCGCCATTAACTTCAAGCTGTGTGGCTTCTACTGATTTTACAAGAGTCGCTCCGCCAACAAGATTGAGGATATAACTATCTGCGCCTGTTTCTGTAAGTATGTTTTGGCCGTTGATTGTACCTGTTGTACCTTCAACAATGAGGCCTGATTTAATTCTAAAATTTTTGACTACTGTTGCCATTTATATGACTCCTCTTATTGCTTTTTTATTATGCCTTAATTGCGGTTCTATAATACTTAAAAGTAATAGATCCACCATTAGGGGTGACTCTTAGACTAATTATACCTGAATCTTCTTCAAATGTATAACTAAATAAAGTATTGTTAGTTGTTGAGATTATGTCTGACTCTGATACAAGAACATTAGTTCCATCATGTGTCGCTGTGATGTTTGAAGAGTAAACATCGATTCCTTTTTTAACTTGGATCTTATAATGAACTGTTCTCCATGCAGTTTTTGAAAATGAGTCTACGTTAGTAGGGTTTTCAATACCGTTTACCTCAAGGTCATTATTACCATCTAGCCCCAGTAGGGTTGTTGTAACGTCTGCGTTACTTTCAAGTCCTGCAACTGCTGTGGATAGTGTGTTTACCTTGTATGTCAAAGAATTTGAATCAGCTGAGTTAGTCACACCAACTGTTGTTTCAAGTGCTTCAATTGCATCATTGGCATTTGCATGTTGTGCTGCGTGACCAACTAATTCATCAGATCCTGATGGGTTAGTTAGGTTGTCTTTACTTGTTGGAAAAGCCGTTGCCATTTATAAATCCTCCTGGCGGTGTTGCGTGTTATCTTATTATACCGTATATCTTTTATTCAAATTGCAATATTTACCATTTTGATAGTGGGCATGTAGCTTTTGCAAGCTTTGTTTTTAATGGCATCACACATCCACATTGTTTGCACTGCTTGGTTAAATCTATAAGCTCTGGGCATGCCTTACATATATCATATCTTCTTGTTGCTTCCGCTTCTTCGACATATTCTGTGTTAGGGTTTAATATGTCCCAGGGCCTTGTCTCGCCCAACTTTTCTTTGTATTGTTGCCATTTACTCGTCATTCATAAACTCCTGGAATTACGAATTGGCCTCCCTGGTATAACCAGCCCTCTTCTGCCTTGTCTGCATGTCTTTGGGCATCTAGGCTTACATGAACAATAGTTGGATCTGATAGCATAATTGAGTATATTTTTTCATTTGATTTTACTGTCTCGCCATCAAGATTAAATTCAAATATTCCTGGGCTTGTCTCCCCAATATCGGATACAGCAGATGCATTTAAAAACTTCTCTGCTATCTCTGGGCTAACTCCAATAAAAGAAACAATTTCTCCATCTATAATTAAAGCCAATTGCATAGCGGTTCTACCAGCGGCAACCTGGGTAGATTTGACTCCCTCAAGAAACCAGTCTTCTTCATTTAAATTAATCATAGTTTATTATACCCTTTAGTATAAGTGGTGTCAATATGTTATGCATAACAAGCATCTCTTGTTCCGTCTGAGTTATACCGAGCATCGCAATCTCCAACGTTGTAGCACCAAGAATAATTACTGCTTGCTGAGTTGGTTACATCGTATGACTTACATGCATATTTTCCAGTAGCTGTCTTAGTAACATTTGGGCAATTGGCATTTGTTGTAGTTCCAGATAATGAGCCAGCTCTTTGTGACCCGCCTGGGCATGATTCTGGGGCAAAGTGATAGCTTTGTGTTGGGGTTGTTGTGTAATTACATACACATGCTGCTGGTGGTGTGTAAACACACTCTCTTGATTGATAGAATGGACCATATTCGGTTCTAGTTTCTGTAGTGCAGTTTGCATTTACCCAAGTTCTTGTTCTATTTGCTGCTGTTCCACCTTCAATTCCCATTGGGCTACAGGATCCAGACCAAGTTATACTGTTGTATGTGTATTCAGATCCAGTTTGCCATCCTGCTGTACATGTTGGTGTACAGGCTCGTGATGTAGAATAACTTCCATATTCCATTAAATTGTCTTGTGTGCAATCTGCATATTGATAAAGTCTATATCTCCAGCTGTAAGTTCCAGCCTCAACGCTATTTACACAGCTTCCGCTCCATGTAGCTCCGCCATATGTCCAATCAGCATCTACCCATCCTGCTGTACAACCTATTGTTATTGTTCCTGTTGCAGTTGCGGCAGATTTATTTGATACGGTAAGAGTTCTTTGTATTCCATAGCCTTGATATAAAGCAGATCTTGGATATACGGTAAAGTAGTTTCCTTCATTTCCATCTGCAATTGACCAAGTATAGCTAAGCTGTGAAGAAGGGACATTGACTGTGTCTTGTATGCTATTACCATACTTTACAATATCATATGAAGATGCTCCTGGGGCTGCTGTCCATGAAATTAAAGCCTTCTTGTTTGTATTTATTGGTGTGACTGAAACTGTTGTTGATCCAGAGGACCCTGATCCGCTAAATGTTAAACCAGATCTTGTAACTGAACCGTTATTTGTAGTTACGCTATATGTAGTTGCATTTGTAGATGCAGTAAAGCTTCCACTATAAGAAGTTCCGCTCTTTGAAATTGTTACAGATGTTGCTGACGGTGTATCGGTGGAATCTGAAACTGTAACGGAAGAAACGGTAGGAAGAATAATTGCTCCATAGTTTTGGCTTGCAGTTGTGTTGCCTCTTAAATTTGTTGCAACAACTGTTACGCCAATTGTTGAATCTATGTCGGCAACGACTGTTGTATATGTTGCAGAGGTGGCACCAGAAATATTTGTATTTCCACGCTTCCATTGATATGTATATGAAACTGGGGCATTTGCTGGATCCATATTCCAGTTTCCTTGTACAGCCCAAACTGTTCCTACGGTTGGATATGTTGTACCTGAATATGTTAGGGTAAGTCCTGTAGTTGATGGTAGGTTTGGATATGCAATCTGCCAGCCGTTATTATAGACATAAGCTTTTTTTGCTAGTTCGAATCCTGAGCCTGTGTGTATTCTTAAGGCTTTTGCTTCTTTCCAGGCTGAACCATCATTTATTTTCATTTATATCCTAGTATTGTATATAAATATCTCCAGCAACCATACCAGTGGTAGGTAGTGTGCCAGTATTATTATAGAATGTTTTTGCACCACCAGAAATTGTTGCAGTTCCACCAAGTGAAACTGGTGTGCCATTAATTGTTATGCTTGAATTAGCAAGTTTAGCGTTAGTTATAGAAGAGTCTGCAAAAGATGATGCCTGAAGGTTTGTTATTGTATTATTTAATCCAGATATTGTCTTATTGGTTAATGTTTGTTCCCAGGACTCATTAATAATTTCTAGCTCTGTTCCGCCAATTACTTTTTTATGATACAGTTTTCCGCTTGTTGGGTTAACTGATATTTCTGCATATCCGCTTGTGCCAGACCCTAAGTGGAATTTGTTTCCAACATTGTATAAAGAATTTGCACTAAAACTGCCTTCAAGCACTGTTCCAGAAAGATCTGCCCATGAGGCCACTGTGCCATTTGTTCTTAAATATTTGCCAGCATTATCTAATTGTGCTGGAAGTGCTGTTATCCCAGTTACTGTTGCACCAGAAAAATCTACTGTTCCAGTAAATACTGGTGAGGCTTTAGTTGCATAGGTTGATGCTGCAACTGATGTGGATAATTTGGAATCTAGTGCTGTTTGAGTTGCAGTAGATATAGGCTTTAGTAGATCTGTTGTATTATCAACATTTCCTAAGCCAACCATTGTCTTTGTAATGCCACCCACTGTACCAGTAAATGTAGGGGAAGCAATTGGAGCATATGTAGATGCTGCATCTGTTGAAGAAAGCTTAGTTCCTACTAATGTTGTTAATGCTGTTCCTGCTGTTTGATCTGAGGCAATATAGTCTGAAATTTCTTTAAGTGTATCAAATGAGGCTGGTGCTGCATTTACAACATTTGCTATAGCTGTTGTTATATCTGATGTTCTTGCAATTGTAGAAGGTATAACTGAGTCTAGAATTTTTCCGCTTGACGCTCCAAGTCTTGCATATCCTCCTGCCAAATCTGCGTCTGCTTCCATTACATATCCATCTAATGTATTTCCGAGACTAGATGATGTTAAATAAGTAGAATTTGCATATGTCAACAGGTCGTCTGTTGCTTGATTTAAATTAACATAAACATCTGTGAATCTTTGGTTTGTTGCCGCTAGTGCTCGTGCATCTGTAAAGTAAAGATTTGTTGTGCCTTCTGTTACTGCGTCTGTGTTTCCAGAAAAAGTTGAACCTCCACCTGAGCCATCTGCTCCACGAGGAATAGTAAAGTTTAAAACAGCTGCTGAAGTTGTGCCAGCATTTGTAACTACTGCTGAGGAGCCAGCGGCTCCAGTTGTAACTGTTCCAATAGCTACTGTGGCTGCGGAGCCAGCGGCTCCAGTTGCTCCATTTGCTCCTGTTAATCCAGTTAGGCCCTGTGGTCCAGTGTCTCCTGTGTCGCCTTTTAATCCCTGTGGTCCAGTTGCACCAGATGCGCCAGTTGCGCCACGAGGAATAGTAAAGTTAAATACTGCTGCTGTCGTGGTTCCAGAATTTACAATTGAAGCAGAAGAGTCTGCATCTCCAGTTAAAACAGATCCCAATGTTATTGTTGAAGATCCTCCACCTGAAGATAGACCTGACACTGCTGTAGAAATTGCATTATTTCTATTTGTGACCTCTGTGGCAATTTTTGCATCAGTATATGAATTTACAGATACTGTATTTGACTGTATAGATGTATTAAGTTCTGCTTTGGCTGCGATAACTTTTGCAGAAGCATCGTCTGCTGCTGCTGCGATTGCTTGGGTCTTTGCAGTTGCAATCGCTGCTGTCGTAGCTGTTGCCTGCGTTGCAATTGCATTGTTTCTATTTATTATTTCTGTTGCAATAGCTGAGGATATTGCGAGAGCGGCAGCGTCGATTGCTCTTTGATTTGTAAAATATTTATTGGTTGATCCCTCTGCAATTGAATTTGTTGTCAATGCAGCAATAGCTCCATTTAAATCAACTGAAGCAGAAATAGAGTCTGGAAGCTGTGATGTTGGAATTTTACCAATAGAGTTAAGTGTAGCTACTCCATTTGCTTCGCCTAATTTTAATGCATATGAGGTTGTGGAATTCCATCTAGAGCCGTTACCAACTTTAAACTTTAATGTGTCTGTTTCAAAGCCTAGTTCACCAGAAAGCAATATTGGATTATTTGCTACCCAATTTGCTGCTGTGTCTCTTCTTAATTGTATTCTTAATGCCATTTTATGAACCCCCTGCATCAACAATTATACCATCGATGTCTGCAGAGTTACCTCCCTCTAGAATTTGATCTTCTGCTTGCTGTATTTGTCCTTCAACGTTTCCGCCATCAAGTAATGTTTGGTCTGTTATAGATCCGCCATCATTTAGAGATGAAGCATTTTGACCATCATAGCCAACTATGATAGGCAGAGTAACTCCTGGTGTGTCTTGAACGTTTGTTTCTTTAAATGTAATCTTGTTTTGTACATCAATTGTATGTACATCTCCATCAAACGTGTGTGTGTGCATATAGAATGGAGTTGGGTCAGTGCTTGGTGGGGTTAATTCAACCCAAACTAATCCGTTGTATATTCTTAAGTTTTTAGTTACTATATTGAAATAAATGTCTCCGACTGTGGCTACATCTGGGTTCTCCATAGAGGTAAGAAGATTAAGGGCAACCTTCATCTGTCTTGACATACTATTAACCTACAACTACTACTTTATATTCTCCAGCTGCTGGTGCAATTGCAAAATCTACTGTAACGACGTTTAAGCTTGTTCTTTTTACATCTGCCTCAACTTGTGCAAATGGAGATGCTGCTTCAAAAATCTGAACAGTCACGTCTGAAGTTCCTAAATTATGTGTTATTGTATATGATGTAGCAGATGCTCCTAGAGTTTCTGCATATTTTCTAGCAATTGCGTGATATGCTGTTCCATTATTTGTTAATGTCCATGTATCAGATGTTTCATTCCATAGGATTTCTACATCTGTTTCTAATCCACGCTCAACTGTAACTCCAGCATCTGTAGTTGGGGTTCCAGCAAAATTACTATTAAGCTTTACCTTATTATCTTCAATGTTAATCTGTGTTGTATTTACAGAGTTAACTGTTCCAATTACATTTAAGTTTCCGCCAACTTGCAAGTTACCAGTAATCTCTACATTGTCTGGCAAGCCAATTGTTACAGCTGCATTGTGTCCGCTATTTGGTGAAACTGTAACTTCATTTGCTGTTCCAACAATTGTTGCTACATAGTCACCTGTTGTTTGTGTGTCTAGCGGTATAACTAGATTTGCTTCGCTTGCTCCAGTTAATCTACCTTGCTGATCAACTGTAAATGTTGGTACCTTTGTAATTGAGCCATATGTTCCAGCTGTTACTGCGGTATCATTTAATTTTATTGTATGTGTTCCTGCTGCATCGCTATATGTTGCTGTTAATCCTGTTCCGCCAACAACTGTAGAGCCAATTAAATCTTGAATTACTTCTTGTGAGCCAGAGGTTGGTGTCCACTCTGTTCCATTGTAGAAGTATAGTACATGTGTGCCTGTATCAAAATAAATCTGACCTGCAACTGGTGATGAAGGGGCTGACCCTAAATTCTGAATTCTAGCATTGAGTAACTCATTCTTGTTGAGATCAATACTAACTAAAAACTTTTTTGCCATTTTTTTTCTCCCTTATGACAGATATGCTGTCCCTGAGAACGGTTGCGCCATTGTCAGTGTTATTTGATTAATACTATTATAGTCTATTCCAGTTTCTAGGATGTCCCCAGCGCTAGATTTGACGGTTACGTTTGGGTGGAACCCAAGGTTATGATTTATCTGAACTGAATAGACTCCAGAGACTGGCCCAGTTATTTGTGCCATTTCCCATGGATATGTCAAAGAAATTTGTTTATCCAAGATAAAGCTATTGTTTATATTCCAAGTATTTGTTGAAGCCTTTGGGCCCCAAAACCTTGTTGTGTTTGTATCAAAATAAAAGTCTCCTGGGACTCCAAGCGTAGCATCTGGATTTCCGCCTCCACTTATTATTGTTCTTCCAGGCGCTCCAGTAGACCTAACTACTACAAGTGGGTTATTTTCTGTAACTATTAATTTTGTTGCCATTACACTGTTACCGATCTATTCAATGTCATATATCCCTCTAGGAGCCTGGTCTTGTTTACACTTGGATCAACTAATACTAGGTCGTATGCGGATTTTGGGAAAAACATTTTGTTTGTTCTATCTGGAGATATAGAAATTTGTATTTTTCCTTCTACTGGGCTTATTGTTAAACCATCTTGCTCTGTTAAAGTAAACGCTAGCTTTTTACCGCCTTGAGTATCTCTAACTTGAAGTTTTGCTGTGTGATTATGAAGTTGAATAGGTGTCTGATCTTCGTCTAGGTACTGGACCTCGAACGTAAACGTTGTATTTTGATCAACTTCAAAATTCTTTTGCGCTGCCACATTTACCCCTAAATTAGAAAAGCCCTTATGCCAATTTTAGCATAAAGGCGTTCCTAATCAACTATAACTTAGGCTTTGTTGGTAAATCCAAAATTCTTATCATTTGGATTTAATGCCTTTAAAATCACGGGTGCTACTGCTGCCACTCCGCCAAGTAGTAAATCTCTAGGATTTGTATTACCTGTCATGTATAAAGCTAGTGCTGCTGAAAGAAATGCTCTTCCGTAGCTTGCTAGTGCTGCTAGGATCTGTTCTTGCATACTGACCTTTCCATCTTTGTTTAAATCTGCTTTTGCAAATTTAGCCATTTTATTTTCTCCTTTTGGGCAATTTGCCCCTGGAATTTTCGGCTGTGGCCGAATACTATAATTCTACCACTATGCTGAAATATCTACAAGTTCGCAATTGCCGTCAGAGCTACAGGCAAGGGTGGCAGAGGGTGATGTTCCATCTTCTGTTTCATAAAAAGATAGGTCTTCCCAACGAATATTTTTGGGCATTTTTTCAACAAGAGCATCATACTCTTCTTCAGAAACTTCCTGGTATGGCGCCTGCTTGTATGTATGTTCTGAATGAGGAAGGAAAGAAATTCCAGAAACTTCATCAAAATTCTTATAAACCCAGGCTCCTACTTCCATCCACTCATCTTCTTTTACGGAAACAGTAATTGATGGCTTATGTTCACACCAAGCACGTTGGTACACTAACCAAATGTTTAAATGGTCAATTGCTGTAAGATCATTTCTTACAATTGCTCCTTCTGGTGCTTTTACTGGAAATGAGAATACGTATGTATCGTTTGGCTTCATTACATCGTCTTCTACGGGAATTCCGACTTCTTTCAAAAATGTAGAGATAGGATCTCCCTTTGAGCCACGAACTGTACGAATGTAATACGGTGAATGCCATGGATGCATTCCTGAAGATACCCCGACCAATTGAGATACTGTTCCAGAAGGCTTTACGCAAGTAATGGCGGCAGACTCAGGAATCCCAATTTTCCCAGCCTCTTCTTTATTAACCTCTCTCGCTCTCTCACGCATTGTCATTAAAAACGACTCAAGCATTACAAGATCTTCTTTACCAGACATAAACTTATGGCCAAATTGTCCAGTCAATGATACTCCAAGAAGTCTTTCTTCCTCTGTATTATCTTTCCAAATTTTACGAAGATACCTAAAGTCTGTTAGCGTTGATTGCCAAGTTCCAAGAATTGTAGCAAGCTCAACTTTGCGTTGAATATCTTTCTTTGTATCATTTTCACGTAATACGACTTCTGAAAGGTTACAAAACTGATAAGGACGTAAAATAATTTCTGAGCAAGGGTTAGTTCCGTAGTGTATATCTGGATCTCTTTTACCGTACTTGGCTGCTTGGGCTTGAGCTGCGGCCACATTGTATATACCTCGTTCTCCAGACTTTGAATCATAAAGAGATTTCCATTCTGCAATAAATTGCTCCATCTCTGGCTTGCGTGAGTATGCAACAGAGTTGTTTGAAAGTGCACGTTGTGGGCTTTGCTCCCACCAATTTCCTGATTTAGCTTGTGCCATTTCAATATCATTAATATTAGATAGCGAGATCATTGCAGAGCGTCTAACTCCACCGACAACAACAACTTCGCCAATCTTACACATAATGTCATGGCACTCTATCGGCTTAAGGTTTCTTCCTGTTGCATTTTTAAATTTTGCAATTGTAAAATCAAATAGATTAATAAGTGGTTGAGGTCCAGAAGATCTTCCACCCATTGTTTTTAGCCTTGCTCCTGCTGGGCGAACTTTGGAGACATCAATTGCTGGGATATGTCCTGTCCAGAGTAAAGCAAGCAGTTCACGATATGCTTTTGCCCAACCTTGTTTTGAATCTTCAACTACAATAACTGTATCAGACTTTTCAAGTTTTTCTGGGACGGCGGGAAGTTTATTAATATACTTGTATTCAACAGAAAAACCAACTCCTGTTCCACACATAAGAACATACATCGTTTCATCAAAAGAACGTGGGGAATCAACTGGTCGGAATGCACAGTTGTATCCAGCAACATTATCTCTTTCTAGTGCAGCCCCTGAAGTCATTACAGAACGCATAGAGGGCATTACATTTCGTTCAAAAACAAACTCTTTTAATTCCGCAACTAGCTTTTCATTTGGAATATAATTATGGTTTGTCTTTAAATGATTAGTCATAAATGAAAAATATCTGTCTACTGTCTCTCCCCATGTTTCTCTACGACCTTCTGCTTCTACCCATTTTGCATATCT